CAAGGCGGACGTTCAAAACAATGAACAAGCATTCTTAAAGATAAAAGGACTAACTATGTATCGTCAAAGAATAAAGCAAGCATAATTCTTTTTCTATTTAAAATTCTTCTCCACATTCACCATATCACGCATAATGGAGCTATCTAAAACCTTTGCATAATGCTGTGTCATTCTTATATTGGAATGTCCCAAAATCTTAGATACATTTTCCATTGATACATCATTGGCAAGGAAAACGATGGTAGCCGCAGTATGGCGTGCCACATGTGTAGTTAAGCGTTTGGTAATGCCGCATAAATCAGCGATTTCCTTTAGATAGGCATTCATGCGCTGATTACTGATTACAGGCAAAAGTACTCCTTTTTTTATGCACTCTGCATTATCTTCATATTTTCTCAATATCCTTTGAGGAATAGATAAGACGGGAACATTACACATCTGATTAGTTTTCTGTCGTGCCTTGCGTATCCACAAAGCACCGTTATTGTCTTTTATCAGGTGTTCACGGCTTAATTGCTGCACATCCACGAAAGCGAGCGCGGTAAAACGATAGAAAACTATCAATGCGACCAATAGAGGAATCCGGCAAAAGAACTGCAATTCGTTGTAAAGCAGCAAAATTGTGTTGGTTCGCGCAGTTGGGTAAATAGCAAAAACAGGTAGAATAACGAACCTGTTCAGCTACCAAGTCATTACCTGTTTTCATTTCATTTAGATGCAGTCAATCAAGGGATAAACTGTCAGTTAAAAGGTATTTCCATCCGGGAATCTTACTTTACCCTACAGATTTAACCTATCCGGTTTTGATTGCGCCGTTCTGCCTGATTCTCATACCGTTCAACAGGCGAGATATGAGTAAAATTGCAATCAAAAAAGTAACGCATGAAAACAGAAATGAAAGTGCTGCTCTACATCAAGCGCAGCGTACAGGACAAGGACGGCTTTTCTCCGCTCATGGGCAGAATATCCGTCAGGGGAAAGGTGAACTCCATCGCGCAATTCGCGTGCAAGTTCAAAATCGATGTGCGGTTGTGGAACGCCACCGCCCAACGCTGCACCGGCAAAAGCAAATCGGCAACAATGGCAAACAGGGAGATTGAACGGGTACTGCTATTGTTGCAAAAGCGGTTCAACGAACTTTCCGACATCCGGGATGTCGTGAAGGCGGAGGAAGTCAGAAACGTGTTCCAAGGTCTGGCTGAGACCCAGGACACCATCATGAAGCTCTATGCGGAGCATAACAGCGACTATGCCCTGCGTGTAGGGGTGAACAGGGCGGCAAGCACGTTCTACCAGTACCGGAACACCTGCCGGATACTCGGTGAGTTCCTGAAAGAGAGATACCATGTGTCGGATATGCCTGTCAAGCAGCTGGATGAAAACTTTATCGAGGCGTTTGATATGTATATGCGCACGACAAGGCGTTTCATGCCCAGGACCATACTCGGACATGTCAACCGCCTGAAAAGCGTGATGATGCTTGCCGTGTTCCGCGGCATCGTCCCTTTCAGCCCGTTCAAAGGCTATGCGCCGCAGAAACCAGTTTTCAAACAGATGTACCTGACAGAAGACGAGCTTGACAGGTTTGCGAACACTACCTATGACACCCCCAACCGTAATTTCACGAGGGACATGTTCCTGTTCTCGTGCTGGACGGGTATCTGCTACTGCGACATGAGAAGCCTGACAGCCGCCAATCTGGTGAGGGCGGACGACGGCAGCCTGTGGATTCACACGGAAAGGCAGAAGACGGGCACGCCCGAATGTGTCCGGCTGATGGAGATACCGCTGAATATCATTGAAAAATACAAGGATATGGACAGCACCGGGAAACTCCTTCCGATGCTGACCAAGGAGAGCATGAACAGACACCTGAAAAAGATGTCCGTGATGTGCGGCATCAACCGTCCGGTCTCATTCCATCAGGCACGTCACACCTTCGGAAGCATCATCTGTCTGTCACAGGGAATCCCGATAGAGACCGTCAGCAAAATCATGGGGCACCGGCATATCACCACCACCCAGCGGTACGCAAAAGTCACGCAGGATAAAATAGACCGGGACGTGGACTGCCTGAACGGTGTTATTGGAAGCAAGTTCTCCTTGTCCGGCATCGACACCGCCCCGTCACCCATTCTGAAAGACTACAGCCAACGGAAAGTCAATCCGAGCTTGAAGCAAAGGGAGTATATAACCAAAATAATGGAAGGGTAAGCCATGCGAAGCACATTCAAACTATTGTTTTATATCAACCGCCTGAAAATAAAGAGAAACGGCAGATGCCCGATTATGGGACGGGTCACCCTCGACGGGAAGATAAGCCAGTATTCCACAGGGTTGGAAATAGAGCCTGACTTATGGGATGCAAAAGTGGGCAAGGCATTCACGGACGGTCGTAAGACCGGAAACATCACCGGCGAAAAAAGAAATGAGTTGAACAGGCTGAACTCATTATTGGAGGCTTTGGAGGAGAAAGCGAAATCCGCCTACAAAAGAAACGTGGACTCTTATGGCTTCGTCTCGGCGGAAATCATCAAGAATGCAGTCACCGGGAAATCCGATGTCAAAGAGACATTGCTGTCCCTGTTTGACGAACATAACGGGGAATATGCCAAACGTGTAGGCGTTGACCGGACACGGCATTCCTATGTCCGCTATCTTACCACGCGCAAGCATATATACAATTTCCTGAGATACAAATATGATTTGGAGGACATTCCGCTGCGTTCACTGACGATGAAATTCATGACCGACTTCACATTCTATTTTTCAACCGTACTGCGGTTGAAAGTTTCCGCCTACAATGACTATCTGATCCTGCTGCACAAGATGACGCGGCTGGCTTTGAAGAAGCACATACTTAAGCGCGACCCGTTTGCCGGGCATAAGGTTGAGAAAGTGCCGGTAAACCACCGCCACCTGACCGGGGAACAATTCGAGAAGCTGCTCAATGCCCGACTGCCGACCTACCGCCTGTGCCATACACGCGACCTGTTTGTCTTTTCGGTGTTCACGGGCATCGGCAGGGCAGATCTGGCAAACCTGACGGAAGACAACATCATCACGAAGGAGGACGGTTCCAAATGGATCCACATCGCGCGGCAGAAGACCAAGGCGGAGTGCCATATCAAACTTCTTGACATACTTCTCCGCATTATCGAAAAATACAAAGGGGAAGGCAAGGACGGAAGATTGTTTTACGTCCCGCAGACCTGTAACCTGTGCCGCAGCCTTAAAATCATAGCCGAACAGTGCGGTCTGGGCTGTCACCTGACATTCTATCAGGCACGCCACAGTTTTGCGACCCTTATCTGCCTGAGCAACGGGGTTCCGATAGAAACCATCAGCAAGATGATGGGACATTATTCCATACGCACCACCCAGATATATGCCGAGATAACCAACCACAAAGTGAGCAGGGATTTGGAAACCCTGTCTGAAAATACCAAAGGCAAATATGCGTTGCCCGATGACGGTATGCCGTCACGGGTGTTCAAATGCGGAAATTACAGCGGTTGGAAAAAGGAGTGTGCATCAAGTGATGAAACTAAAATCAAGTGACAATGAATAGAGGAATAATAACAATCAGTGAAACGGGTGCGGTCACGATGCCGACCGTATCCGTATGGATGACGCAACAAGAGATAGCCGACCTGTTCGGCGTGTTTTCCTGCCACGTCCGCAAGGCCATCCGTTCCATCTACAAGAACAAGGAACTGAATGAACTTGATACAATGAAGTATCTCAGGCAAGCGGATGGAATCAGTTATGATGTTTACAGCCTTGAAATGATTATCGCCATTGCATTCAGAATATGCAGTAAAGAGAGTGTCTTGTTCAGACGGTTTATAATAAATGAAATTAGCACCATTAAGAAGGCTACACCGATTACACTGTTTGTTGCCAGCGTCAGAGGTAATAACCGATGGTATAGTTGAGGTTCATTCCGCCAGTCTCTCGTTCCCGATGCACGGATGCAAAGGTAGCGTATGGCTTGATGGCAGCGGCAAGGTCGGGCGGCAAAGCCGTTTCGAACAGAATCTTCCTCCTTTGGAGTGTATTCAGCCCGAAAACCTTGCCACTGCCTGCCATACGCTTGAAAAGCATCCGGCAACGGAAATAAGCGACTGATGGGAAATCAGAAGAAAGAAGAGAGGAACGGCTTACAGACGAAGCGGAATTTTGATGCTTCGTCCGTAAGCCGTTCCTTTCTCTTTTTGCCGAAAGTCCGTTGCTGATGCAACCATAGGGCAGACGGCAAACTGCGCTCTTTCAAGAAAATCATGTGCCTGTCAGCCGATAGGCGGAGCGGTAGCCGTCAGCAAGCATCCTTTCGATGTCGGATTCACGGTAGAGGATTTTACCGCCTAACTGGATATAGGCTATGCGTCCTTTGTTTCGATAGTCCTGAAGTGTCCGGCGGCTCACTTTCAACCGTGCCGACACCTCCTTGTCGGTGAAGAAACGTTCACCGTTCAGTGTCGGGCGGTAATTGGCGGTCAAATGTTCGAAGCTGTCCAAAAGACGGTCGAGACTGCCCATGAAGTGGATTATCCACTCGTTGTCCTTGTTAATCAGTTCATTCATGTTACTTTGGATTTAGTGGGTATTGTTAGTTTACTTCGTTCATTTCATCAA